CATCTAAATCTTCTGTATAAACATTTATAAAAGAAGAGTTATAGTATTTAAGATATTCTTCAATAATTTTAGTAGATTTATTTATCATTTCTATGGGAGACAAAGCATCTTTTGGTTCTTCCCAATCTAATTTTTTTAATTCTTTAACAAGAACTCTTTTTATGCTTTTTATTTGTCTATCTTGATCTTTTCTTTCTAAAATTATTAATTTACTAATATTAGTAACAGGGGTATTTTCTAATACAGGAGGCCAAAGTTTTACTGCTTTTCCTTTCCAGTTATTATGATAAATACCAAATTGATTAATCCAAGGGTTAATTTCATAATAACCCTTTGGGTTTTCTTCTCTAACAGCCCAATAAGGAAACTTTCTACCAACTACAGGAATTCCCATTTTTTTAATTTCTTGCATTAAAAAAGAAGTTCCAACTCTTGGTCCTATTCCTGTTACTGCAAACATTATTTATTCCTTCTACCTCTAAGGATTGTTCTGTGTGTTTGATTACTTCGTTTTCTATCTACATATCGATAGGCTCCGGAAATTTTATCTCCAAACAGGTTTCCGACTCTATCATCAGATAACCATCCTTCAACAATTTCCATAGATTCTTTTTCTTGGTTCTTTTCAATCAATGAATCAACATCATATGTGAGATGATCTTTCCATTGATTAACGGCCAAGGACAAAACATCAACCCGGTCATCATGAGCTAAAGCTCCTCTTCTGTCAGTAAGACGAGTAATTTGAATTTGAGTTTCTTTTTCTTTAATAGCTTTAGTATTAAAACAAAGACGATGTTGAGACATTACAGGTTCTAAAGCTCTAATTATTCTCACTTCTTTTGCCCCTGTAACCTTTTCTTCCATAAGACCAATATTAGGACATATTTTTTGCATAACAGGAATAAGAAGTTTATTAAACATAGCATCACCATAGTTAGACTCTGCTATAATTGCTTGAACTTCGTTTTCTAAAGCAATTTTACATAGCTTTTTAAGAACAGCTTCTGAGTATCCTCCCTCTAATCCACTAAGCTCATGAATGAAGACGTATCCACAGGACGTAGAGGCCACACAGTACGCTGTCTCGTCTTTTCCGCGTCCAGAGGGGTCCACGAACATAAACTTCTGCTGTGGCTCTATGAACTTGTCAGAGATCCACATAGGCTCATAGACCTTGTCTCCTGACATACCAAAAGAAGGTACTTTTTTATTCTCTGTGGAAGAAGCCCATACTACTTTTTCTGGGACTAGTTCGTGATCAAAATCTAATACAATAAGATCTTCGAGCTTTAGAGGATACTTTTCAGAATCTGCAAGGCTTGTATCTAATTTATAATGAAGGCCAAATAAAGTTGGTCCTACCTTTGCTTGACGATCCATTAAAACTTCTTTGCTAAATCTTTCCGGCTGAGTAGGCTCCCCCGGCTCAATATCAAGGGACATCACCCAATCGGATACGTCATCTGATTCAGAAGGTATTCTTGGATCTGGTTTTATAGCAGGAAATTTGACAACAGGATATCCTTCCTTCAGGATATTATAAATTGAATCTTTAGTTTGAGGGGTTCCTAGAAGGATAACCCTGCCGCCAACATTCCTAATCTGTTCAGCTTCAAGAGCTTTATTAAGTAATTTATGTCTTGCTTGTGTAGTCTCGCAGTTTCCTTCAATTTCAATATCATCAAATATTAAGTACTCTGCGTGAGATCCAGTAATCTGTCCAGTGATGCCACGGGCGTAGCACGATCTATCCTGTCCGATTTTTGTTCTATTTTGTACATTAAAAGAAAAAGCATTATCAATAGTTCCTTCTCCCGGCTTCATAGGAGCGCAGTAAGGAACTAGATCTAGGATACGTCTTGTCATAGAAATAAACTCTACTGCTTTTTGTCCCGTAGCAGAAACAACCATAATGGTACTATTAGGATCTTTTAAAAGAAACCAAGAAGCAAGGCAGGAGGTAATAACAGACTTACCAAAACCACGACCAGCTTGTAGCTGCATGTCTTTTGGACCTTTTTGTAAAGCATCCGCCATAGCATATTGAGCAGGAGTTGGTTCACCAAGACCTAAGTATTTAAAACATGCCCACATATGATTTCTAAAATCGTCTAACATTTCTTGTGGGGGATTCATGCTTTTCCTTTTCTAGCCCGGTTCTTTCTAGGAGACTCTAAGAAGACACTTCCATCCTTTCGATGGCTAACATCCTTTCCCCCTTTTCCATAGATGCCTCGTTTCCTGCGCTCTTTATTCAACTCAGCCCTTCGTTTTTTTTCCACGGGCTTTTTATTAATTTTAGCTTGTGTTTTTACTTTCTTTTTTCTTGACGCGGGATTTTTAGCATAGTTTTTAGATGATTTAGATTGTCCCATTACTTACCCTTCTTTTTCTTCTTAGACCAAGAAATTCTTTTTGGTCCTGTTTTAGTTTTGGCTTTTGAATTGCATTGAGCTTTGGTGGGTCTACAAGCTGGGTATGCTCTTTTGCTTTTACCCTTAGCTGATTTACGGCCACATGGTTTACCTGTTTTACAGTCAATCCATCCCTTGCCGTTGTTTCGTCCAAACCATTTTTTTAAGCCCTCGCTTTTTTTCTTAGCCATTACTTTTTACCTTTAGCGGGTTTCTTGTGACCGTACCCCTTGTTTTTTAATTCAAGGTGTTTTTTAAATGTGTTTGCCTTAACTTGTTTTCCTGCTTTAGAGTACATCATGTGAGGAGTAAATTTTTTAGTTGCTTTTTTAGCCATTACTTTTTCTTTCCTTTTTTCTTTCCACCAGTACCCCAGTTCTTAGCTCCTACCTTACGGCATTTAACTAAAGCACCAGACGCATATGCAGAGGGCCATTTGGTATATCGTGATTTAACTTTTTTAGTACAAGCATCATTTGCCTTTTTCTTTTTCTTAGCCATCAGCATTTCCACCTTTTTCTTGCTTGTCTTAAACGACTGTTTGGATCTTTAGCGGCTTTAGGAAATTTCTTCATTTGTCCAGCAGATCTAGCACAATAAGACTTTCTTCTTTTAGCTGCCTTGCTTCCTTTTTTAGGACTTCCTGTAACTGCGCCTTTTAGTTTACTACCGGGATTATCTCGTCTGTACTTGGCAATACCTTTCTTGGTCATGCCAGCACCTTTTTTCGTAGGTCTTTTATGACCACCTCCAATAGTATGACCCTTCATACTACCTTTTTGCTTTTTTTTTGCCACTTGCTTTTCCTCCCGATTTCTTTTTAGATAAAGTTTTCATTGCGGAAGCTCCTGTTTTTCTAGTGGTCACTCCACAAGCACATTTAAACTTTTTACTTGGCATTTTTATGCTCCACATCCCTAAGCCTTTTTTCGTGATCTTGTACAATATCTTTTAAAGAAGATAAGGTTACCGCAAGCTCTCCGAGTTCGCGTTGAATTTTCCAGAGATTTGCTACAATACCCAATCCTATGAGAATTTGTAAAAAAGCACCAAAATAGGCCGTTTCCATTTTTAATTTCCAAACTTAAAGGGGGCAGCTTCAGCAATTTTTTCTTCTACAGCCCTAAGATTTTCTTTAGAGATTATTCCGGCTTCTTCTTTGTTGTCGTTTACAACTCCACGAACAACTTGGTAAAGACCGGGGGTACACTTTAGAGGATCTTCTAAGTCTCTAATAAGAGCCTCAAAAAGCATATCTTGAAGTTTTGATGGTTTATTATCCATTAGTTTTTTCTTTCTCCATTAATTGATTGAGCATTGCTTGTCGTTTCTTACAAACATTGCAAGGTTTAACTTTCTTATAAGTAAAAAAGTCAATTGTCTTTTTAACCCAATCACCGAGTTTAATTTTTCTTTGGGACTTATTAATATAAACTTTTGTATTAACATTAACAGGGTCATCATAAAAAGAATTAAGAGAATCATCATCATTAACGAGAGTCTTTACTCTTCTTTGCTTTCCTGTTTTTTTATCTATAAATACAAATACTCCTATTGCTTTCATAATTTTTCCTTTTAATCACTAACTACTGTTAAGCTAGAATTACTAGTATAATCAAAATAATCAAGTTGAGAAAAGCTTCCTAACCAAATTGTTTGACCATTTCCTGATGATCTATAATCTCTATCGGAACAACCCATATCAACTAAAGATGAAACGTGGATAAGACCATGAGTAGTGGAAAAATTACTACCAAGAGGAGAAGTAGCAGAATCTACTTTTTTACCAAAAAATCTAGTAGTATATTCTTTTGATGAATCGCCTTGAATTACGCTTTGACAGAATCCACATTCTCCTGCTGTTCCTCCTGTGGGGAAAGAACCATCAGGATCATATTGAATTTGAGTGTAGAGATATGGATTTGGGTTTTTAATAAATCTTAGATCACAATTTTGATTTGATGCATTTCCTTGATTAGAAGCATCGTGCTGAGGAGGATAAAAAAGTCTTTGTGATCTTGCTGATGATCCAAAGTTAGATCCTTTAATTTCTTCAACTGCTCCAGTTGGGGAAGCATCTGTATTTCTAGGAGCTTGTTCCCACCCATCTCTTCCAGATAATCCTGATGGAGTAAGCACGAAACTGCTTCTAATACGAGGAGGAGAAACACCAGATCTAATTTCAAATCTATCTAATACATTTGACCAGTTTGCATCATTAGGAAGTACTTCAGGACCCCAATATCTTGCATTTACAGAACATCCGGCTCTATTTCCACAACAGATAACTGGGCCAGCGCATGTTGTACCGTCTCCTCCACCAAATCCTTGACGAGGGCAAACTATATCATCACCCAGATCATTAAATGATTCACAAAGACAACAAACTTCCCAAGCTACCTCTGCACCAAAATCCCCCCAATTGTCGCCTTGACCGCTATACTGTGTGCTATTCCAAGTATCAATAATATCTTGATTTTGATAGTCCCCTGATTCCATCATCTTAATTACAACGGCTTCTTTGCAGCTTATTAAAGAGGCTTCAGGTATATCATAGATAAAGCTGGGTTGGCTGTTTTGTAAACCTAATCTTTTTGTTGTAATATTTCCGGGCCATTCTGAAGGATCTCCGCTTTTAGAATTTACATATAAACATTCAAAATTATTAGATCCATCACAGCAAGCACCAAATGCGTTATCATTTACTCCGCCGGGACCGCCGCCGTCATCATTAGTGCAGTTTGCTCCTCCTGAGGAGCAATCTTCTTTTCCACATTCACAAGTACCTTGATCAACACCATTGCCGTCATTATTATAAGAAGTACAAAGAGAATTTAAAGGGAAAAATTGACTTGCATTAGCTAATTTAGCTTCAGCGCATTCACAAATTTTGAATAAGGTTTTATTTCTAAAGCCAGAAAAACTAAACTCGGTACACTCTCTCCATTCCATGCTTCCTTGTAATATAGAAGAAGCACCTCCTAAACAACTTAATGGTCTCTTAGTGATAGCATCAGTATTTCCAAGAGAATCAGCAAAAGCATTTACTCCGGGCTGTGCATAACTTCTATAAAATCCTTCCCACCATTGAAGATATCTAGGAGGAATTCGATTAGATGTATTTTGTCTATGAGCAGTATGAACTGACTCAGGAATAGGCATAGATATACCAAATACGCATCTATTTTGTGCCGAATCTGTGTTTAAGTTATTGCCTCCGCCTCCTGAGTCATCAGAACATTTATCAGCTTCTTCTATTCTAAATAAATAAAGACCAGCAGGAATTACATAAGTAGAACATTCATATCTAAACCTGTTAAAGTTTTCTCCATTAAGTTCTTCTCTTGTTCCGTTTCCTGTTCCAGAAACCTTAAGAAATTGTTTTCCTGTTTTTGTGTCTTTAGCTGTATGTTTAATTCCAATAGTAAAGGTAGGCATAAAAGTATGCCCTCCAAAGTTTTGTCCTCTGCCTCCATCTTCAATATCAGTTGAAAAATTATATTTTCCATTAGAAGAATAAACATCGAATTTAGCTTCTATTTTTCCTGAAGCAGCATTAGCAGTATAATTGTAATGAACAGGAGCATAACTAGGAATTCCTAGTCCAGTATACGCTGTTCTTCCATAAAATCTATTTTGAGAATCTACAGGATCTAAAGAAGAAGGCCGATCAAGGCCATCTTGTACTTCTGAGGCTGTGCAAGCCAGTGTTTTACCGCTTTCATTATTTAGAACAACTTCGGTATTTGCGTCATCGTTAGAATCGGTTAAATCCGCAAAACTAAGTCCTCCAAAAGTACTTTGTTCATAATCTCCTTGATATATAGATACATTTGCTCCTACATCTTCTTTGCATTGTATTTGAGTTCCTACTTGAATACTTCCTCCTAAACCATATTGATATCCTCCATATACATAATATGAGCCATTTGAGTTCTCATACGGTCTTGGAATATAAGGAGTAGTAGAAGAGTTGTTTTCAGGAGTTATCATACATGCACTAGCTCTGTGATTGTTTTGTTTTGCGTGTTCGGCCACATCAATCACATTGCCAGTGTTACTAAATTTATTTTTTTTAAAAAGCTCTTCAATAGTAGAGTCTCCGTTTCTACTTCCCTCGCCTGTTCCTCCTACAACGTCATTACTATCTTCTAAATACCTTCTATCTAATAGAATCGATGCATTGGCGGTATTTTCTTGAGTATCTTCTAAGAAAACAGCGGGATCTGTAACCCAGTGAATTACTCCTCCTTGATTATCTTGAATAGAACTAAGTTCATAATGGGAAACATAATTTTCTGTATCATTTGGATTAATACTTAGTCTTGTTCCTACTCCATTATTTTCTTTTGGACATTCAAAAGCATAATCTTTATTTCTATTTACAGTGCCAAAAGAAAGAGGGAGTGCATCTACTAAGTTACAGCTTGCTTTTGTATTTCTAATATAAGTAAATACTAAACGAAGTTTGTCAGAGGCATCTTCTTCTCCGCTAAGACCAACTTCTTCTGGTGCGCCCCAAGGTGGTCCGCTTATTCCCTCAGCAACTGTTGTTTTTGCTATTTTTTGTCCAGAATCGTCCCAATTAGAAAAAACTTCTGCGCTGCTTAAACAATCTTCAAATCTTGAATCAGAAACAGCAGCATTTGCCCAAGGATTATCTGCGTCTGTAAGATCAAACTCTCTTACAATAGTAATTGTTTCAGGGAGATACTCACTTGTTTTACAGAAGTCTGAATAATCTTCTAGTTTAAGCTCTGCCCCTTGACTTCCTGTTGCTGCATTGGTTCTTGTACAAGGATTTCCTCCTTGCCACTTTGTATTATCTGTAGTATTTCCTGTATTTAAACCACTAAGAATAGTTCCGGTTCCAAGTTGCGCGGTATTTGCGTTACTTGCAGAAGCGTTATAACAAGATGAACCATTTGCTTCTGCAATGGCAGATTCTGTTCCGTAATACACAGTAGAGCCGTGAGGATTCATTCTAAAATGAATTTCATCAACATGACTTAGTTTAAGTTCTTTGATAGCTCCTTGAGTCCCTGTATAGGAACTACCAACTGTTGGAGGGAACTGAGAAAAGCCAATAACCTTAAAAGCTCTGTATACTGCTCTATTTGTATTATAGGCACCATCAATTGCGGGATCAATCTTCATGACAACAAAGGTTCCCTTGTTGTCTCCGGTCTGTGTCATATTATCTGACTTGTTTGTACCGCCTACAAAGGAAGCTAGGGGATCTACGTCACACGCAGTTTTAAAAGCTGCGTTAGCAGTAGAGGTATTGTTTTCTGCCTCTCCGGGCGTTGTCTTAGTAATATAGACCCCTTCGCCATGAAGCTCCACCATAACCTTGTCAAGCCCGTGTCCGTTTGCGCTTTCTACAATTGTTTTAAAATTAATTGCAGTTTGTGGAGCAGAAGTTACTCCTAAGAACTCTTGGTTTGCGGCATTGGGAGAACCTGTGTTTTTTAGTTTATAGGTTTTTGTTTCACCGCCTGCTGTAATTGTAAACTCCCCAGTATTAGTTCCATTAAATCCGCTTCCAAACTTAAAGTAGTTACTCGCTCTATTAGCACCACTACAGAAGTTTAAAGGAACCCTGCTTTCTGATCCACCATATTGTTGATTAAAGTTTTGTTTACTTGTACTATCAGAAGCAAAAGTAATCTTGCCTGCTGTTAGTAGAGTTGAGTTAGGTACTTCTCTTGTAGTGCCGTCACCGGGGGCTGCAAGTGCATGGGAGGGTGTATTATAATCAGTACCTGTTTGAGCAGCATTTGGATTAATATAATGGGGGTGATTACTATCTCTAACTTCTTCTAACAAGGGAGTATAGTCTAAGTAAAAATAGGTATTTCCCATATCGTCTGGAATGCCGTCTTGTACTGTAGCAGATGATTCATCGTATGATTTGTAATCAAAGTTTTCTTCATCTTCTCTAGTTCTTCCTGTTGGGCAGGTATCGTGAGTTGTTGTATAAGGATTTCCTGCTGGTGTATCTTGTTCAATTTCACATGTAGGCCATGCAAATCTTTCAAAAATATTGCTATCTGAGTGATCATCTTGATTAAATTGAAAATAATCGTTGCAATCACATTGAGCTAAAATAGCATATAATCTACCATACCTTTGACCGCCTCCGGCATCATCTTTAGTATTTTTATGAGTAATATGATATCTTAAACAATCTTCGCAGTTTGCTAAGTTTACAGTTCCGCTCTTAGAGTCGTTTACAAAATTAAGTTGACTGATATTAGTACTATAACTTAATCCTCCAGTAGGAACTTCATCAGCAGTTCTTGCACCCGAAGCAGTCATCTGATCAGTAATAACAGGGCCATAGCAGCAATTTTGGTTATCTCTAAAATAATGACCTGTAGTATATGCTCCG